TACGTACATCATGCCATTGGATTTATTTGTTATCAAGTATACAAAAGCTTCACAACCTTCTGGCAGTTTGTCTATTTGTTTACCTTGATAAGTCCATTGCATCAAGTACTTACCGTTGCCTGTGTTATTATGCCTAAGTCTTGGAATTATGCTTGTCGTGTATCTCATCCATACGAAGTTTGGCAAGAGAGCGTATCTCTCTTAACCATCTTCTTGACTCTCTATGAGTCCGTACAGAGTTTCTTGCCTCAAACTTTTCGTTTGCCTTAAAATAAGCCATATAAGCCTTAGTTAATTTGTCGTGTGTATCGTCGTCATTCATTGTGTACTTCTACATCGTTCTCATAATTTGTAAATCCGTTTTCTTTGATTACTTTAAGAACATGTGTAACTCTTCCTACTAATTCATCTTTGTGTGAGATAAGATAAACGTTTTTGTCACGTTCTCTCCCCATTTTCTTAAGAACACTCAGTGCATTTTCAACGCCTGCTGTGTCCATACCGCTATCAATCAGCTCGTCGATAAACAACAAGTTAATGTTTTGATATAGACTTTCCCAAACATCACGGAATGCAAAGCTCATACCAAGTATAAGTCTGTTACGTTCGCCTCTTGACAAGTTATCAAAGTCTAGGTCTTGTCCTAGCTGTGTAATCTCAACGTTCAAATCGTTTTGGAATACAACTTGATGTGGTAATCCTAGCTTATCAAGATAGTTAGTAAGTCTGTTGTTTAAGTATGCTAAATTCTGATCAATAATTTTCTTACGAATAAAGCTATCTTTGTTAGTTAAGAGTTTTAACAAGAAGTCTTGATGATCTTTAAGACTTGTTAAGTCATTAACAACTGACCAATTAATTTCCTGCATAGCACTATTGTTTAGTTCGTCAATTTGTGCTTGATACGGATCAGCATCGGTTTCTTTACTAGATAATGCTTGCTTCAATCCATCAACATTTTGACGATGCTCGTATGCTTCCTTAGCAGTTTCGTAAAACGTAGTAGGTTTGCCGTTAATGTCACCAATTTCTCCAAGTGCTACTGTTACGCTAGTAACCTTAGTTGCAATCTCTGCTTGATATGCAATAGCATCAGCAAGTTCTTTAGATTTACGCTCTGCAATCTCTGCTTTTTTATCTGCATGTAGTTCTTGACCACAGGTATAACACGTTGCATCATCTAAATTTACAATGTCTTGTTTTGCTTTTTCAACAGACTTATCAGCACGTACTAGTGCAGGTTCTAGTGTACTAAGTTCTTTTTTAAGACCCATTATAGCATTGTTATGTTCTGACCAATTTGATAATTTTTCATGCAGATCTAGTTCAGTATCGATGTCTAAATGTTCTAGTTGATCAATTCCTGTTTGCAACTTAATGACGTCTTGATCTTTTTTAGCAATCCATGCACGTTGGGTACGTTGTAAACTTTCAACAGTTCCGCCAATCTTTTCATTAGCACTTTGAATAGCATTAATCTTTATAGTTTCTTCTTGAATAGAATCTTTTGTTTGTCTTACTCGCTCTTTAAGACTATCTGCCTTTTCACTCAATATAGTAATACCGAGTAACTGTTCAATAATGTCTTTTTGATCGTTAACTCGCATGCTCAAGAAAGGTTCAGTGTATGTATTAAGTGCAACAATGTGTTTAAACATGTTGTGAGTCATTCCCAGCAAGTAACTAATTTCTTCTTGTGTTTTACGACTGTCGCCTTGTGACTCGTCTGACATTTCTTGCTCTTGACCATTAACAAAGAACCGTAACACATTAGGTGAACGACCTCGTTCAATTTTATACTGTTTGTTATCTTTCTCAAAAGATAGTGTAACAAGCATACCTTTGTTGTTAGTTTTATTAATTAGGTTGTTGCGCTTGATGTTTGTTAAAGCAAGGCCGTATAATGCATACGAAAGTGCGTTAATGATGGTAGTTTTACCAGTACCATTACGACTTCCGCTGTCATCACCGCCTTGGTCTAAGTTTTCACCTAATACAAGTGTTAGCTGTTGCTTATCAAAAGAAACTGCTTGGGTTTGATTACCCACACTCATAAAATTCTTAACTGTAAGATCTTTAAACTTTATCATAGTTCTTCATATATTCCTAATAATAGTTTCTTGTCGTAGCTTTCTGTGTCGATTGCAGATATTTCCTTTGTAACAATCTGATCCACACTTTCAAATGTAGTAATATCAATATCAGTATGTATTTCATCATCCTTTTGACTAGGAATAAGTGTAATCTCTCGACAATCGTAATCGTTGATAAACGTTTCTTTAATAAAACTTGCTTCTTCGTAACTAATCGGTAAGTCAAGTGTTACTCTCAAGTACATTTTAGATTTTAGCAACGTGTCTTTTTGATCTAACAGTTGGCTAAGTTTAACAGTACGATACTTAGGACAGTCTGCCCAATTAAGATATTCAGGCTCTTTGTTGTTTTCTTTGTCAAGTATCATCATGCCACGTTCGTCATCCCACGCATCTGCATAGTTGTGCGGAAAAGCATTACCAATATAATGAACTTGACCTTGTACTTGCCGTTTATGAAAGTGTCCACTAAACACATAGTCTTGATGTTTAAAATGTGATGCCTGTAGTTCCCCGTGATCGGGCATTTGCACCATTGCGTTCATATAGAAGCTAGGAAGTTCAAAATGACCAAACATATACTTTGTTTTGATATTAGACATATTCTTCCACTCATCGCCTACTAACCACGGAACAAGTGCAACGTCATCTTCAACGAGTATCTCGTCAATATATGTAATGCCCGGAATATGTTTTCCAAACTCTATACTGTAAACATCTCGCTTGTCTTTATAATATAAATCGTGATTACCTGCAAAGAAGTAAAACTTCTCAAAAGCCGCTCCTAGCTTTTCAAGACACCTAGTAGTTGAATCTAGTGTTTGCACGTTAATAGTGTTTCTATTATGATGCCAGTCACCACAAAAAATACCAGTTTCGCAACCGTTAGCTTTTGCTTGTGCAATAAACCAATCTACAAATTCTTCACAGTCTTGCAGATGAAGTCGACTATTTGACTTTAGCCCAAGGTGTATGTCAGTAAATACTGCCGCTTTTTTAAACATAGGTAATCCTCTTTAATATATTATAACTTAAACTAGCCTAGAAGTCAAGACTTTTTGGTAATTTCACCATGTGTTGTAGTGGTTGCTTTACCGGTATCGTCGTAGGTTGTAATTACTGCATCAGATTGTTTAGGCATGTACTTGACTCGTTCTCTTTCCCAGTCACCTTGATTCTGTCTTGTAAAGCTAGGGTTCATGTCGTTCATCTCTAAGATATCATCGCGTATATTTTGCGCACGTTTTTCGATATTAATAACTCTTACAAAGCTATTAGTAACTGCGGCAGTGTAATATGCAAAAGGATTATTAGACTTAGATTCGTCAAATTGTAAGCCAATTTGTGCAAGTTGTAGTATTGCTTGCCCGCGCATTTCGTCATTGTAAGTGTATCCGCGTACATTGCCTCTTGTAGCATAACGATCACATAACTTCATCCACATCATAGCAAGTTTATTAGTTGCTTTGCCGTGGTCTTTATTAAAGAAGCCGTTCTCCATTCCGCCTTGCCAATGACTTTTGCCTATACATATTAGTTCGTCATTTTCGTTAAACTTCCAATGTTGAAAGGGAGGAAAGTTTAGCTTTACTCTGTAATCTGCAGGCGTTTTGGGATTCTTTTTGCGACCCGGCTCTTCCGGAATATGTTCAAACGACATAATACGAAAAACAACATCAGTTTTTAAAACTGTCCTATAATCCACCTCAAACTCAGCTAGTTTCTTTTTACCACCTGCTAATTTAGAGGCTTCAAACGCTTCTTGTTGCATACGCTTTGCTTGCACTCGCTTTGCCTCAGCAATAGTTCTAACGTGAATCTTGTCAGTACTAGGTAAGATTAAATCATATTGAGAGTATTCAGGTGCAACGTAACTACAAAATGTAGCTTTGGACTTGTGTATTTCTTTCAAAATGTCTTTATTATTTAAATAATTAACTCTTTTCATGTTTTCTCCAATGGTTATATACTATTATAAACTACTCTGTTAATAAAGTCAACTAAATAATGTATATAGGAGACAATTAGATATGAGCAATATAACAGACGGTAGCGGTAACGTTATGTATAGTAACGGCAAACCAGTTACTAGCCTAACAACAGGTACTGGAGCCGCCGGACAAAATATAAATTCAAATAATTCTCCAGGCTCTGGTGCAAACTATGGTGCAATGCTTAACAACGCTATAAATGGTGCAAAAGATACGGGCAACGCTATGGTTGAAAAATTAACGGGCAAGTTCGATGCAAGTTCGTTAAGAGCTGGAAAAGGCCTCAGAGACGCATTAAACAGTGCAGGTATGAATGGCCCAGCAGGCCGACATGGCAGTTCGGCTCCTACTGCTAGTTTTAGTGATAGTCCAGAAAATAAAGATTGGCGTGTTAAAATATCAATTCCAAATGCAATTAAGGATAAAAACTCTCCGCTGTTGGCTCCAATTGCCAACGGGTTTATATTTCCATATACCCCGACAATTATAATCAGCCATAATGCTAATTATAATTCAGTAGCTCCTATACATAATAATTATCCATTTTTTGCTTATCAAAACTCACAAGTGGATCAATTAACAATAGTAGGACAGTTTTATGTACAAAATGCAATTGAAGCAAAATACTGGACAGCATGTTTGCATTTCTTAAGAGCTATGACAAAAATGGATTATGGTTCCGGTAGTACAGGTTCACCTCCTCCTATTGCAAAGTTAAGCGGATACGGAGATTATGTGTTTAATAATGTTCCAGTTGTAATAACAAACTTTACAGTTGATATGCCAAATGAAGTAGATTACATATCTACTGGCGCCGCTGGAGGAAATGATCCAACAGGTAATACCTCCGGAAAATCAGAATTTGGTTGGGCACCAGCAGAATCTCAATTTTCTTTAACAGTGCAACCAATATACAGCAGAGACAAACAGACTAAATTTAGTTATGGTGATTTTGTTAAAGGTTCAAATCTAGGCGCGGGGTACATTTAATGAGTAGCAGTCCATATTCAAAAACAAAAATGACAAACAGTGGAACACTGGATATTTTAACAATCAGGCCTGTCCCAGCATACGCTGATGATCCGATATATACTATAGAGCCGCAATACAATCATAGGCCTGATTTATTAGCATTTGATTTGTATGGCGACCACAAGCTATGGTGGATATTTGCTCAAAGAAATTTAGATGCAATTGAAGACCCAATATATGATATTGTAGCTGGAACAAAAATTTATCTTCCAGCCGCAGAACGAGTAAAACAAGTCTTAGGAACATAAACATCATGTCAGATCACCACCCATCGCAATACGGTGCAATTAATAAAGCAGGCGACGCTGTTGTTAGAGTTAAAGATAGCATCACCAATGCCGCCACAGCTACAGTAGGTGATGTGACCGAACTTGCCCAGAAGAAATATAAACAAGTTGTATCTAGAGGGATTAGCCCAGACGGATTTAGTTACACAGAGACAAAACTTGTAGAAATTTTAGCCCCTGGTGGTCCTGCTGGCATGGGTAGCGCACTAGGCAGTTTGAGGTCCGGCCAACTTCCAACAGGACTTGCAGAAAAGACTTTGCCGTTGCCCAACGATCTTGAAAGGTTTGCATCATATAATAATATCTTTACATTTGGATGCATAAGTCCTGAAGAAATAAACTTTCCAGACAAGACTTATAGGCAAAGTGGACTACAACCAGGAAAAATCCTTTTACGGTCTAATGGTCTTTCGATAGGCGACAAGCCTAGAACATATGCTGAACAAGCATATAACATTGACACTCAGTATTTTATTGATGATGTAGAAATTGAAACTGTAGTTGCTCCTAATACAAAAAGTAGAGCAACAAACTTTCATACTATGCGTTTTAAAATTAGAGAACCGTATAGTATGGGACAGCTTTTACAAAGTATGCAACTTTGTGCAACTAATGCCGGGTATGCTAATTATTTGGAAGCACCGTGGTTATTAATAGTTGAATTTTTAGGCTACACTAATGATAGCGACACCGCATCTAGTTTACCATATAAAAAAATGCTTCCTTTAAAAATTGTAAATGTTGCATTTAATGTAGACACAGAAGGATCAAATTACGATTTTGTATGTAGTGCATTTAATGACGATGCATATAGTGATTCTAATCAAGGTATTCCTGTTGATATAACAGTTTCGGGTAACAATCTTGAGCAAATTTGTCAATCTGGTTTAAGTAGTTTAGCAACACACATTAATACACATCATCTAAACGCTCGAAAAAATGAAGACGATCCTGAATACGAAATTGACGAATATATGTTTGCGTTTCCAAATGATAACGCTAGTAACCGTATTGGTGATCTTCTAGCAACAGAGTCTTCTAATAATACTGCAACAGTCGGAACAGCAACAAAACCTAATAGTAGCCCAGAAGAAGTACAAGCGGCACTAGCAACTGTGACTGGAGATAGAAATGAGTATGGACAACATTCGGGTATAACTTACAACTTTGATGATGTAAGTATGACCGAAACTAGACAAGACGTAGAAAAAAAAATTGTAGACGGCAGACTTGGATACAGTTTAAAACGTAGTAATATGAGCCAAGCACTTAAAAAGATATTAACAGGTTCTGAAGGTGATGTAAGTGAAATTGGCACAAGAAAAATATTACCAGAAAATCCGTTGAGCGGCGGTGAATCACCGTATGGCTTTTCTAATTTTGCACTGAATCCAGAAACACAATTACTGGAAAGAGGCGCAACAAAGATTAATCCAACACAGCGTACAATTACATTTACTCGTGGTACAAAAATACAACGAATTTTAGAAGAACTAGTGTTATTAAGTGATTTTGGAAAAAGGTTAGCAGATACTGCGGCCATGAAAAAAGACGGGTTTATAGATTGGTTTAGAATTGAAACTAGTGTGTATATAATAGAAGATAAAAAGTTTGAAGCAAAGCACAGTAGGCACCCTAGAATTTATCTTTATAAAGTACTACCGTACAGAGTACACTCAAGTGTATTTAAAATGCCAAATTCACCACCGGCTGGATACGACAAAGTAGTTGAGCAAGCAGTAAAGTCTTACAACTATATGTACACTGGATTAAACAAAGACATTCTTGAATTTGACATTCAGTTTGATAATCAATTTTATGCGGCAATAGCATCTGATTCAAATAGACTAGACGGCGCGAATGATCAAAAATCAGGAGGACCACCACCAGGACATCCTGAGTACAATATGGGAGCAACCTTCACTGGTACAAATCTTTCAGACAATAAAAAACTTAAACGAATTATTGGATCCGGGACACAAGGTGGCGGAACAGGCGCTATGATTGAGACATCAACAATTAAACTAGCAAGACAGTTTAACGAAGCAGTGATGAATAGTGAATCTGATCTAATTTCAATGAAGATTAAAGTGTTAGGAGATCCGTATTATATTGCAGACAGTGGTATAGGAAATTATAATTCTGAAAATACAGCGTATTACAATATTAATGCTGACGGAACAATGAATCATCAAAGCGGAGAAGTTGACATATTAATGAATTTCCAAACACCGATTGATATAAATGACAATACTGGCGGTTATAGCATGGACGGCTCGGCGTTAGGTGTTGCTAACTTTAGTGGATTGTATAGAGTAATAACAGTAAGAAATATGTTTAATGGAAATTTGTTCACACAAGAAATTGATCTAGTAAAACGTCCAAACTTTAAAGCAAAAGACGTAGCACCTGATAATAAAGAATTACTACAAACACCAGCACAAGAGCAAGAAACGAAAGTAGCTGAAATTTTAGAAAAATACGGTGACGATAATGCGTACTACAACTTTGCTAATGCTGACGCAGACGGTGATGGTATACTAGACCCAGTTGAACTGAAAAAAGCCGGCCTTAATGAATTATCTGGATCAAAACTAGCAAAGGCTTCTGGCACATTGCCACCATCACTAGCTGAAACAGCTAAAAAAGTCGCAGACCTAAAATCGGCACAGGCGGCAGTACAGAATAAACTCCAATCAGAATACGAACAGGCAAGCGGCACTGCACAGACGGTGGTGAAGGATAAGTTCGGCGGCAACAATCTAATATGAGGAATAATAATTAATGACACAACCACGTGAATTACCAGCCAACTCAAGAGATAAAAGGTCTGCTGGTGCTCCTAATGGGCAGATGCCTCCGGGGCCGTTCTTAGCAAGAGTAGTTAGTCATTTAGATGCTAAACGACAGGGTTCCTTAAAAGTAGAACTTCTTACAAATACAATAAGTTCAAATGATGCAGGATACGAACCTGGACAATTAGTTACAGTAAGATACTGTATGCCGTTTTACGGAGTAACAGATTTAGATGCTAGTTCAAAAAATGATGATTATGCGGCAACACAACAAAGCTATGGGTTTTGGGCAGTTCCGCCTGATCCAGGATCTAAGGTATTGGTCATTTTTGCTGAAGGACAAATAAACCAAGGATATTGGATTGGTTGTGTGCAAGATGATTATATGAACTTTCAAGTTCCGGCAGGAAGTCCAGCAGACAAGGCTTCAAATGTAATACAGGATACACTTACAACTCAATTTAAAAATAAAGATTTGCCAGTTGGTGAGTATAACAAACTTGATCCTAAAGATAGAAACAAAGGAAATGATCCAGATAAGTTTCCAAGGCCACATAATCCTTTTATGGTTAATGTGCTTTCTAAACAAGGATTAATTGATGATATTATTAGAGGATTAACAACTACAAGTTCTAGAAGAGATATTCCAAATACAGTATATGGATGGAATACTCCGGGCCCATTAGACAAGCGTGACGGTGCACCTAAAGGAAAATACGGTGAAAAAGGCCAACACATTGAATATTATAAAAGTAGACTCGGTGGATCAGCGTTTACTATGGACGATGGAGATCCTACACTTATTCGTGCAGGACTTGCAAAAGACAGTCCTGCAAAGTATTTTGATCTTGAAAAAACTCCAAAAAATGTTTCTAAAGGAAATGTTGGATTACCATTTAATGAACACATTAGATTAAAAACTAGAACTGGACACCAAATACTTTTACATAATACTGAAGACTTAATTTACATAGGTAATGCAAATGGCAGTGCCTGGATTGAATTAACCTCGCAAGGTAAAATTGATATATTTGCAGATGATAGTATTAGTTTACGTTCAGGCAACGATGTAAATATTCACGCAGACAGAGACATTAACTATTCTGCTAAACGAGATTTTAATATTAATGCTGGTAGAGATCATTTTGTTACTGCTCAGGATAACATGGATACAAAAGTAGGTATTGATAAAAAGGTATTTGTTGGTAATAAAAATGATACTTGGATCGGTGAAAACAATACACTAGCAGTTGGTGCTAATCAAAACATACAAATTAAAGGCAGTGATACTAAGACTGTTACAGGCAACTATAGTTTACAAGTAGCGGCAAACGGCTCGGTTGCTATTAACGGAGAATTTAGTAGTAAGGTTGCAGGCAACTATAGACAAACTGTTTCTGGAGCATACAATTTAAACACAGTAGGTGATAATAAATTAACAAGCGGTGCAACAACACAAATTAAAAGTGCTACAAATAATAAATTAGATGCAGGAGCTAACACTGAAATTAAGTCTGGAGGGAATCATGCTGAAACAGCATCTGGTCAAATCCATATGAATAGTGCAATAGTTGCTTCAGCATCAGACTCGGCAGACAGCATTAGCGATACATTTACTACACCGGTAACAGAAGACGCATCTAGTCAAGTAGTTGATAAAGACGGCACGGCAATAGCAAATGTACCAGTTACTGCAAGTGCAACAAGAGCCGCAGAATCAGCATACGCTAAATGGCCAAAGCGTGTTCCGACTAGAGAGCCTTGGAACGGTCATGAAAATTTAAATCCATTAGCCCATGTTCCTAACTTAACACAAAGTATTACATCACCCCCTCCCGCTATTAGACAAGTTAATACACTTGTTAATGACGAAGCTGATGCATCACCAAATATTAATGAACTGTCAGGTCCAACTGTAGCAAACATTGGTACTGTTCAAGTTACAGATCCCGAAACAGGACAAACTAGAACAGTACCGGCACCGCAACAAGTCGTGCTAGGTAAAGATGAGCCAGTAGGGCAACAACCAGCCGCTCCTGTACCAGTCAACGATATGCAACGATTCTTCTTGTATACATTAATGCAGAAACAAGGACTAACACTAACAAGTGCAACTGATCCTGTTAATCCAGGAAATGCACAAGCTATTGCAATGGCGATGGCGCAAGTACAACGTGAATGCGGATTCAAACCACAAAGCGAAAACTTAAATTATAGTGCAAGACGATTGCGTCAAGTATTTCCGAGCCGTGTTAAATCAGATCAATTTGCACAGGAACTTGCGGCCGCAGGCCCAGCCGCTATTGGTAATACAATTTACGGTGGTCGTCTCGGCAATGGTCGTGACGAGGGTTACAAATATAGAGGCCGCGGACTCATTCAGTTAACATTTAAAGGCAACTACGAAACATATGGCGGCAAAGCTGGTGTTAATGTAGTAGACAATCCAGACCTAGCAAATGATCCAGAAGTGGCAAACAAATTAGCTGTAGCATATCTTACAAGTAAGTCAATTAATTGGGCTGATTCTAGTATGAGTAGCTTAGGTGGACAATTTGCAAGGGCAGTTGGATATGCTAGACAAGGCGGATCAGAAACTGCAAAGCGTGTTGGCATTGGTCAAGGCTTCTTACAAAAACTACTCAACGGCGAACTAACTCCGTTATCAAGTTTAACTACAACACCTCCTCCGGGAAGTGGTACATTGGAGATTAGTTAATGCCAGGAATAAGCAGAAATAACGATACATCAGGAGGAGACTTAATACCAAGCCGGGCAACTGTTTTTGCTAATGGAGAATTAGTAATTGTAGATAATGATGGTGTAGCAGGACACGGAGTGCCACCTCATATTCCTCAAAATATTATTGCTGGGTCTAATAATGTTTTTATTGGCGGCATAGCAGTATGCAATGCAGGTGATGGAAATACGGTTTGTGGACACACAGCTACAGGTAGCAGTGATGTTATTGTAGGTGATGCCGCAGACGCAGTTGCTATAGTACTCGGAGTAACTAATTTTAGTAGGCCAGAAGTAGAAGCACTTGACATATTAGCAGGCAGAGTTGTTGAAGAAGCTAACGGTGTTGACCCTGACCAAAATGAAGGAACAGAATATGGTGACGGTGGCATTGCAACAGTTGTTGGAGGTTCTGCTAACAGATATGCCAATGTAAGTCCTGTTAATAATGTTTCAGGACCAATTGATGCAAACAGTGCTGTAACTGAAACACCTAGTGATCAGCCTAGTAATGCTAACGGAGAGTATATACGATGGTTATCACACGTTGATTCAAGAGTAAAACCAGAAGTTGTTACTAATCTAGAAGGCGTATCGCAACAGGTAGGTTATCAGCTACAAGTAACTAGCGGATATCGTTCACCTGAATATAATGCAAATGTAGGCGGAGCAAAAAAAAGTCAACACATGCTAGGAAACGCAACAGATATTGTGCAAACTGGGTTGACAACACAACAGAGAAAAGATTTTATACAAGCGGCGATTGACAATGGGTTTACTGCTATTGGCGTTTATAATACTTTTACTCATATAGATATTCGCGGAGCAAAAGTTGCATGGGGAAGCAATGGTAGTAGGACCAGCCTTCCAAATTATCCTTGGGCGTTAGAAATACTTCGTGCAAACGGGTATCCTTATTAAAGGTAAATACAGTATGGCCACAGATTTATATAAACAAATTAAAGTAACAACAGCTAAACAAGCACAGCCTGCTATTGGCCAAAAAGCCTATAGGGGATTTAGCACAGTCAATCCGGGAAACAATTCCTTCCAACAATATGACATAGCAGTAATTAAACAAAATTTGCTTAATCATTTTAACATTAGGCAAGGTGAAAAATTATCTGATCCTAACTTTGGTTGTATTATTTGGGAGGCTTTATACGAGCCGTTGACAACCCAGCTTAAAGAAGCAATTACTGCAAACGTTACAAACATTATAAACTATGATCCAAGAACGATTGCTGACAATGTACTAGTATCAGAGTATGAATCGGGTCTTCAGATCGAGTGTACAGTTACATATTTAACATATAATATTAGCGAATCCTTGCAAATGCAGTTTGATAAAGATGCTGGATTAATATAGCCGAATTAACTACTAGCTTTATTGTTTTCAATAAATACTTGTAGAGATTAGATAAGGATAACCGATGTCATCAACCGACAGACAGAATAGACTGCTACTTGCAGAAGACTGGACAAAAGTCTACCAAAGTTTCCGAAATGCAGAGTTTCGTAGCTATGACTTTGACACATTAAGAAGATCAATGATCACATATCTAAGGAATAACTATCCTGAAGATTTTAACGATTATATTGACACATCAGAATATCTTGCACTAATTGATATGATTGCCTTCCTTGGGCAAAATATTAGTTATAGAGTTGACTTGAATGCAAGAGAAAACTTCTTAGAACTTGCAGAGCGTAGAGAATCAGTTCTCCGCATGGCACGCATGTTGTCTTATAATGCAAAGCGTAATCAAGCCGCTAACGGTCTTATTAAGTTTGAGACAGTAGCAACTACAGAAGAAATAATTGATAGTAACGGCATTAACTTATCTGACCAAACTATTATTTGGAACGACCCTAGCAACATAAATTGGACAGAACAGTTTAGACGGGTTCTTAATGCGGCCCTGCCTAGAAACAACACAGTTGGAAAACCAGCAAAGTCTCTACAAGTTGACGGAGTACTAACACAACAATATAGATTTAGATCTACTAATTCAGATGTTCCGGTCTTTGGTTTCGCAAAGGGCGTAAACGGACTTCAAACACAATTTGAAATAGTATCAACTGACGTTAATTCTAATACCTCCCAAATTAAGGAAGAGAATCCAGTACCTGGAAATAATTTAGCATTTCTTTATAGAGAAGATGGTAGAGGAACTAGCAGTGCAAACACAGGATACTTTTTACACTTTAGACAGGGTACAATGCAGTCTGCTAATTTTAATGTTAGCAACCCAACATCAAATCAAGTAATTGCAATCGACGCACAAGACATTAATAATTCTGATGTATGGTTATATCAACTTGACGAAAACGGTAATCCGGAAACTTTATGGACTCAAGTAGATGCAATTGAAGGTAATAATGCAATATACAACAGTGTAAATAAAAAAATTAGAAACTTTTATGTTGTGCAAACTAGAGCCAACGATCAGATTAGTTTAGTATTTGCTGATGGTACTTTTGGAAATATTCCAAATGGTAATTTTAGAGTATACTACAGACAAAGTGCTAACAGATCTATGAAGGTTGTTCCTAGTGAATTAACTAGTATTACATTTAGCTTTCCATATTTGGCTACTAGTGGAAAAACAGAAACTTTAACAGTTGGCGTAGAACTAAAACAAGCAGTTACTAACGCTACTAATAGTGAATCATCTTCTAGCATTAAGCAAAATGCACCACAAACATACTATACACAAAATAGAATGGTAACCGGTGAAGATTATAATATTGTTCCGTTAACAGCAAACCAAGAAATTATAAAAGTTAAATCAACAAATAGGGTTAGTAGCGGAATTAGTAGATATTTTGATCTCAAAGATGCTACAGGAAAATATTCAAGTACAAACTTGTTTGGCTCTGACGGTGTACTTTATAGAGAAAAATATGAAAGTAAAGCGTCATTTACTTTTTCAACTCAAACAGATATTGAAGGAACTATTGAAAATAAAATTCTTCCTACTATACAAAATAGAGCAATTAGCAATTATTACTTTGCAAACTATGCAAAGATTATTGTTAGTGATCTTAGTGCCACTTGGCAACAATCAACTAAGACAACCAATAGTTCATCAGGCCTATTAAATAATATCAGTAGTGTTCCGTATCAAATTGGAACATTTACTGGTGGCTCGTTAAAATATGTAGAAGCTGGCGCATTATTAAAGTTTGTTCCTCCTGTAGGATTTTACTTTGTTGATAATGGCAAGTTAACTAGTAATGCCAGTGCCAAAGGCGCAAGTGCATACAAGTGGGTTAGAGTTATTAGTACTGCCGGATCGGGTGCATCTGTTAATAGCACAACCGGTGAAGGGCCTATTGTCCTTAATGAAATACTTCCAGCTAACAGTGTACTTGAAGAAATTAAACCAAAACTAGTAAAAGATATTACCGCTGATGTAAGATCACAAATTATTGACCAAGTATTTGCTTATAAAACTTTTGGGTTACGCTACGACCAAGTTAATAGAATTTGGCGTGTTATCATTAACGAAAACTTAAATGTAAATGATGTGTTTAGTAATGGTAAAACTGGTGACGTAACTAATAACCAATTAGACTCAAGTTGGTTGGTATTATTCCAAACTAACGGAGAGACTTACACTGTTACTAACAGGGGATTGCGATATGTATTTGAAAGTGATAAAGAGCTATCATTTTACTTTGATGGGCAAAACAAAATCTATGACTCTTCAACAGGCCAACTAGTTAAAGATAAAATTGGTATTATGAATTTTAATACTAAGCCCGATGTATTGACAGCATTTAATAATGATGTTAATTGGGAAATTGTAAAAGAATTTAGAAACACAGACGGATATGTTAATAGTAAAAAAGTAGAAGTTAGTTTTTACGATTTAAATGATGACGGTAGTATTGACGACCCAGATGTATTTGACGTAGTAGTTGCTCCATTAACTAATACATCAACAAAATATATTTTCTTAAAGAAGGTAGAGTCAGATCAAGGATTTAGTAAGTATAATTTCTATAGCGACAGTAACTTAATTAATGTTGTATCTACTGAAACTGAGATTGGTGCATATAGTCAATATACATCAGGACAAGTATTTTATATTATAGATAGCAATAATTTCAAAGTGTTAAATAATAGTGTGCTAATAGTTACAGCAGACTATAAAGCACACATTGGAAGAAGTAATTTAAAGTTCCAGTACGTACACAGTGCCGATGAAGGAAATAGAATTGATCCTAGTGCAAGCAATATTATAGATGTATATATGTTAACTAAAACATATGATACTAATTTTAGAAAATATATTACAGGGTCTATTACTAATCCCCCGTTGCCTCCTAGTACAGATGAATTATATCAAAACTATGGCAGAACAATTAATCAATATAAGTCAATAAGTGATGAAGTAATTTATCACTCGGTTGAATATAAACCGTTATTTGGAACACACGCACAAGATAATTTGCAAGCAACATTTAAAATTGTAAAAAATAATGGTCAAGTAATCAATGATAATGAAATAAGAACACTTGTTATTACTGCAATTAATCAATTTTTTGCATTAGAAAATTGGGACTTCGGAGATACATTCCATTTTACAGAACTTGCAACGTATGTAATGAACCAAGTAGCACCGGATGTAGTTAATATTCTTCTTGTACCAAAACAAGCAACACAGGGGTTTGGTAGCTTGTATGAAGTTAAAGCAGAAAATAACGAAATCTTTATTAATGATGCAACTGTTGCTGATGTTGAAATTATTGACTCTGTAACAGCTTCTAGAATACAAGCATCAGGTAATATAATTACAGCTACTAACACAACAAACACAGGTATTAAAAGCCAAGCGTTAACTGTAACGTCTAGCACAAGCACTAGCACTTCAATAAGTTCAAGTGCATCAAACTCAAGCAGTGGAGGAAGTAGCTACTAATGGCACAAGATGAATCACCAATTCCGGTAAACGGAGAAAGCACAAACAGAAACACTGCTGACTTATTACCTAGGTACTTTAGAACAGTAGCTAATAAAAAGTTTCTAAGTAGCACCCTTGATCAAATGATGCAACCAGGTGTTGTTGAAAAGGTTGATGGGTTTATTGGTCGAAAAGATGCTAAAGCATTTAAAGCCGGTGACAATTACTTACAAGAAGTTAGTGATAACAGACAAAATTATCAATTAGAACCTGTTGCTACAATTACTAATAATTTGGGCAATACTACGTTTTATAGAGATTATAGAGATTTTACAAACAGTGCTAAAATTAGAAACACAGATAATAGCAATCACAGTTTGTTTAACTCTCAAGAATATTATTCTTGGGATCCACATGTTAACTTTGATAAGTTTGTAAACTTTAGAGAATACTATTGGTTACCAGCAGGACCTAATGAAGTTCCTGTTTACGGCGCCGCCAGGAATATTACTAGTACATATAATGTTAAGCGTCAAGACAATGTTGATAATAACAGTTATATTTTTAGTGATGAAAATATTGTAAACAATCCTACACTAACGTTGTATAGAGGACAGACTTATAAGTTTGACGTTAACACAGTAGATATGCCATTTAGCATTAGAACTACTAGAGATAACGAAGATACTACTAATTTGTATACTACTGGAATTAACAAAAATAATATTGAAAAAGGTGTTATTACTTGGACAGTTAATTTAGAGTCTCCTGAATACCTATACTATGTTAATGGCAATGACATCGAAGCTTCGGGACTCATTGTTATTAAAGATATTAGAGACAATACCGAATTAGACGTTGCCTCAGCAATAATTGGCAAAAAAACTTATACTATGCAAAATGGTTATGCATTAACTAATGGCATGAAAATAAAGTTTTACGGAAAAATTACTCCTGAACAGTACGGTAAAGGTTCTTGGTATGTTGAAGGTGTTGGCGATTCAATACAACTTATTTCAGAAGAAGATCTTGTTATTACCGCAGACTACTTAACTGATGTATCAACTGAGTTTGATAATCAAGGATTTGCGGCATTACCGTTTGACGATGCAACATCATATGCTATACTAAAAGATTATATTGTTATTAACAGAGCATCTAAGGATAGGAACCAATGGTCAAGATATAACAAGTGGACACATAGAAGCGTAATTGAAAATATTGCAACTATTAATAGTGTGCCGGTTGTATTAGATCAGAATTATAGAGCTACACGGCCTATTGTTGAATTTGACGCAGGACTAAAGCTATTCAACTTCGGTACTGAAGCAAAAACCGCAGTAGACTTAATTGATACTGTTACTAAAGATGTATTTTCAGATATTGAAGGACAAGCAGGTTACTTTGTAGACGGAATTGAATTAGTTACTGGAATGCGTGTATTGTTTACTGCTGATCCAGATTCGTTTGTATCAGGCAAGATCTATCAAGTATCGTTTATTAGTCAAAATGGCAACACGCAAATTTCTCTTAAAGAAACTACTGACACTACTCCATTACAAGACGAAACAGTATTATCTAAGTCTGGAGTAAAATACAAAGGTAAGATTTTTTATTACACCGGAACAACTTGGAAACAAGCACAAAACAAGACAAAAGTTAACCAACAACCGTTGTTTGATTTATATAACGATGAAGGAACACAATTATCTGCATTAGAATCTAGTAGTTTTGTAGGTAATAAAATCTTTAGTTATAAAGTTGGCTTAGGAGCAGATGATACCGAGCTAGGATTTCCACTATCGTACAGAACTATCCAAAACAGCGGAGATATTGTTTTTGATTTTAATCTATTATCAGATACATATCGATATGATGAATTAGCAGAAGTTTATACAGTTAGTACTGATACTGCACTATTAAAGAAATATTCTAATAGAACTACATTTGTAAATCAATCAGCATGGACAACGGCTCCTGCTAAATCTCAGCAATTAGTTGTTACCCAACAAGTTGTAACTAATGAAAGAACTAATAACTTTATTGTTGATGTTTATAATAGAAGCGGCGACTTAAATGATTTAGTAGTTAAAGTTTACGTAGATAATGTTAGAAAAAGAGACGGTGTTGATTATACTATTAATAGAGTTAATGGTTATGCATATGTTACTTTTAATACTAATTTAGTTTTAAATAATAGTTTAGTTATTAAAACAAGTTCAAGTGCGGCAAAAACTAGTAATGGATATTACGAGTTTCCAATAAACTTTGAAAAAAATCCGCAAAACGAAAATGTAACTACTTTTACATTAGGCGAAGTATTAGATCACGTAGATAGTATTGTTGATAATGTTGACGGATTTGTAGGAACGTATCCGGGAGTGAGCAACTTACGGGACTTGGGCAAAGTAGCACCGTTTGGCTTAAAGTTTGTTCAGCATAGTGGACCAATTAACCTTGCATTATATAACTTGACAGACAAGGACTACGATGCAATTGAAGCTATGAAGTATTCCGGTATTGAATACATCAAATTTAAAAGAGAATTTTTAAGAGTAGCTAATGATCTTGGTGTTGATAGTACTGATAAATTGCATGTAGATAGCGTGTTAATCACACTTAATGAAACTAAAACAAATGATGATCCTTTTTACTTTAGTGATATGATACCACACGGTGGTGATTCTAAGGTTTCGCATATTATTGAAGATCAGTCACAAACAATATTTTCATTAGCCCGTGGTGTTGACTTTACAAAATTATCACAATTAGCAGTACTTGCATATCTAAACGAAACACAACTTGTGTTAAACAAAGATTACACAGTTAGTAGTAGTGGATTTTTAACATTAGTTAATGCACCAACAGCAGGCGACATTTTAGATGTATACGAATTCCTCTCAACTGATGGTTGTTGGGTTCC